TTCTGTACGCACAAGTACCATCAAATGACGGTGTGCTGGTACTAAACCAATTAGGTATACAGTTACTTTCTGTGTCTATAGCCTCTAGCTCACCACCATTCACCCAGTGATCGAACTCTTTCCTGTATTTTTTTATTGTTTTTCTATTCATAATTACCAAATTTTGTAAGTATCAATAAACTTTATAATCTTTTGTTTAAGAGTTAAAGGTTTATCAACTAGTTCGTAATACCTTTTGTTAAGCATAACCATAGCTTTTAAGAAAGATTCGTACTCTTTTTTATTTAAGTTGGTTATATTTTGAAATTCACCAGAATTTCTCTGGATGAATATTTTTGTGAAAAATCCCATAATTAATGTACATCGTGCCAAGTGTGACCTATACCTGCTTCAGCATTAATGTCAAACCCAGCTAATTTAGAAGCTAATATCATATAGTACTCTACTTTAGATTTAGCTAAATCTTCAACATCTTTACGACTTTCAGTCAAGCTCTCATCATGAATCATTAATAACAATTTGATTACATTAAAGTACCCATTATGCATAATCCATCTTCGGAATAGTACACCAAAGATTTTAATTATGGCTGCACCAGAGCCTTGAATAGGTAAGTTAGATGCAGTACGCATAATACTACCTCTCTCAGCTTGTACAGCTAATCTCCACTTTTCATAGATTTTAGGTCTACCAAAAACAGGTTCATAAATATAACCATTAGATAAAGCAAAAGCACCTAAATCATCCATCATAGCTTTAAGCTTAGGTACTCTATCATAGAAATTATTTAGTAACTCTTCAGCTCTACTTTCAGTAATTTTCATTTTAAAAGCTAAAGCTATATGAGATCCACCGTAAGAACTAAGAAAGACTAGAGTTTTACCTGAAGTACGCATTTTCATATGTTCAGGGCAAGAACATTTTTTCTTATGTAATTTGAATTCACACCCTTCTTCAGTAGCTACTTCCCAATCGTACCCATACATATATGAAGAATTGATAGAGTGTAAATCATATCCATGTTCAATAGCATCTAGCCAAGAATCTTCACTAGATAGATTAGCCATTATATTTAGCTCTTCACCATCAAAATCGGCACCAATTAATGAGTGTCCTGGGTCAGCTACAATAGCTCTACGATAAGCAGGGTACTTAGGATAACCTAATAAATTTGCTGCAGAAGAACTAACTCTACCTGTAGCTAGAATCTGATTAAAATGTCCTCTAATTCTACCATCAGGACCTACATTCTTATTATAGAAACTCCTACCAAAGTTTTGTAATAAATACACAGTTTCATTGTAATGTAAATATTGTGCTATTATTTCATGTTGGTTTACAAAATCTATAAGATATTCTTTACCTGTAGATTCTATATTAGGATTAATTTCTTTAAATAATTTCAGTCTTTGGACATTAGAATTCCAATTAAACTGTACTTCACCTGCTATATAAACTAAGTCATGTTCTTTTAGTACATCTAACATATTATCAAGTACATAATCATTTAAAGATTTTTCAATCTCTATTTTAGTAGTCTTGTCAACATTAGCTAGAAGTTTAATCATAAAGAATCTAGAATTCAAATCAGTAGTATAGTTATGCTCATCCCATTTCTTACCACTCAGAGTTTTTAAATCTTCAGGGAAATTAGGATCAGTGTCACGTAAATATTTACGTAATTCCACTTTACTTGTTTTCTCGATACCAGGATATATACTAGATAAGATTATAAGTTTAGCTTTAGATGATGACCAGAGATTTTGTTTGAGAGTATTTGTATCGAATATGTACTCATGACCAATAAGAAATAGTTTAAAATCCTTAACCAATATCTTATTTAATTTTTCAAGCTCAATAGCATTTTCATCCTCTAGTATTTCTACAGCAGATATTAATTGCTCTTCATCGAAACGCACACCATGTATTTCAGAATCACCAAGAACTTTTAGATATTCATTCTCCCACCAAAAAGTCTTTAGCATACCTTTATGGTACTCCAAATTCATTTTAGAATCAAATACTTTCATTTCCTCGATTTGCTGTTCAAGTATTCTTTCTAACAGTACTACATCCATTGCTGAATATTCAATTTGAACGTCTGTTAGGTACTCGTAATCATCAAAACCTTTTTGTTCATCCTTAGATATATCTATATCTAATCTAGCTTTGACAATAGCAGCTAAACCGTACCCTATAGTTTTACTATGCACTGATGAGGTAATTATTTTTTCAGCTAACATAGTACATCTCCAATTTTCGAAAGTCATACTATGTAGTTTAGATACTGTATAGTCAAACTTAGCATTTTGAGCTATAAGTATTTTATTCTTTAAAGCTTTATATAATTTCTCTTTTTGAACATCAGATAAGAAAGACCATTCAAATACAGCTACTTCAGCACCAAAATCCCAACTAATTGAAATAACTTTTAGCTTGAAGTTAATTTGAATATTCTCCACAGATGTCTCAGTGTCATATGCTATGTACTTAAAAGGTTTAAATCTATTAAGTACAAATTGGAAATCCGCACAGTCATAAGAACAACTATGCGTATTTCCAATATAATATAAAGTAGAGCCCATTAGATTACTTCGTATTTACCTGTAAAAGGATTGAATACTTTAGTACCACCTACTTTAGTGTTAGGCTTAGGCTCAGGCTCAGGTTCTTTTTGAGTACCGCTAGCAGTATCAGATTGAATCTCTTGTGTATTGCCTAAATCTTCGGTAACATCACAATTATCTGTATCTTCTACAGTATTTGAATCTTCTGCAGGATCAATTTTAAATGTTTCATCTATATTAGATGAATTATCGTAAACATTTCCAATTTCATATTCAACTTCTTTATTAGCTATTTCTTTAGCTACTTCTTCAGTTTCAGTTTTAGTAGGATTATAAGCCTCCTCTTGTGTGATAACTCTAAGAGGTGCTTTATCATCTAAAACTTTAGAATCATTTTGAGATTTTTCAACTTCATTAAGATTCTCTAATAATTGAATAGGATACACAGAAATATTCTCTCTACGTACATATGAATTTTTACCTTTATTAGTACCTCTAGTGATAACTTTAGGTATGTAATACAAATTATTTGGTGAAGATAAAGTTATATCAGATAAATCAATGTGATAAGAATTTTGCTTACCTAATAAATCTTCAAGCAATCCTAATAATTTATATGAACCTTTACTAGGTCTACAAGTATAAACATTAAAATCAGCATCATATGTAAATAACGGACTGATATCTAGTTTAGGCTCATCTATATCAACTATAGTAACTAGAATAGCCTTTTTGTCTACCTTAATCTGACCCCATTCAGTAGTCAAAAATATATCGAATCCTTTTTTACCTTGATCCATTATATTATAGAATTTAGGACTAAATACCATAGATCCATTGGATTTAATAATAAACCCTTTGTCGATAGTTGCACCATCTTTTACAGTACCAAATATCTGTACTGTTTTCAAAAAATCTAAATCGAATTTCATTTCAGTTTGTTTTAAATATTAATATTAATTTATTATAATCGTTAAGTGTGTCCACTCATACACTTTTTCAACAAAAGCCCTAACATTAGAAGTTTTATCAAAATCGTACTCTAATTCCCTGGCTTTAGCTACATCAAGTTCACCAGTAATCTTAAATCCTACACAACCATTCTTTCTGGTTCTGTACTCTAACCTATCAGGAAACTCTTTATAAAGAGTAAACCAAGAGGCTTCAGACACATAGTCTTTCACCTCCTGAATGGTTAGTTCTTTTTTACTGTCTACTTATAAACTAGACATTGCAAGTAGTGCCTAGAGCTATAATTGCTTGCAGTCTCTTTAACTCCTGTTTAAAGTCTTTTACCTCTAGTATAAAACCTTTGACAGTTTCTAAATTTGCCAACAAACTTTTTACATCCTCAATAGTAGAGGTACTCTTAGATTCTATGTAGTACTCATCATCACTATTTGAAACCAATTTAACTCCCTTTGCATAAGCATAATACACAGTATCATTACTTAGTGAAGTCTTATCATAATGAGGTCTTGTTAGATCCTTTAGCTTTGCTTTAGCATCAACTATATCAGCTATCAAACCTACATGACCTTCAATATAAGTCTTGATAACTCTTGTTAAATATTTACGCTCTGCAGCAGAAAGCGATGCTTTTGGTGATAATGATGGGAACATTAATATAGTATTACCACATGTAGTAGCTAGTACTATATCTCCATTCACACCTAATTGAATATGTAAATCTTCATGTCCAATTTCTTCTAGAGTCTCCTCTAGGTTTTCTCTTAATAAAATCATATTAATTTCCGTTTAAAATTATGTTTAATGCTATATTATTATTCACGTAAGTCCATTCAATTATATAAATACTCCAAGAACGACTATACAATAAATCTAAAGATTCTTCATCAAATAGAGTACTAGCCAATTTACTGATAGCTTCTGAACTAATAGAATCGTTTATCTGAGGTACTCTATACTTTGACATTTCCAAGTACTCCTTAGTAATATCAATAGATACTTCACTCAAATTATTATCTACTACCTCACTTGGAGGTAGTAGTGGAATTGCTATAAAATTAAGTAGTACTTTCATGTTTCAACTTTAAAAATTCTTTAAATTCAATCTCATTGGAATGTATCTGAAACATCTCACCGTCTCTATTACGGATCAATACTTTTTTGGTAAAGAGTTGAATTACCTCCCACTCTTTACCTCTCCAACATACCCACAATCTCCCTTTTTTTAAAGAGTTTTTTATTTTACTGGCTTTCATAAATTTTAGTGTTTAGTATTAATTGGTTATAGAATAATTTAATCCAGTGATTCTGAAAAGCTCTAGTAGAATCTTCATACCCTGTAGCTAAATGTTCAATCTCTTCGATAATAATTTTAGCTATGTGATCTACACTCTCATGCTGCAATGTTATAGATAAATATACTGCACCCTCTTCGGCTAAAGCTTTTGTACTGTTTTCATCGAATCTAACATATTTTATAACAACATCTTTAACGCTGTCTTTATATGAGGTTCTTTTCAAAATATCTAAAGCTTCTTGTACCTTATCAAATAACTGAGTACTAGGTGCTTTTTCAGTGAAGAATACACCTCTCGAATTTATACCATAAACTATTAATTCAGGTAAATATTTAAGATAGTATTTTATCCATTCTAAAGGCATTATAGTCCATGAGCTATCCACAGGTTCATTTAATAATATAAGATGCTCCACAGCTATGAATTTCTGCTTCAATAGCCAATTTTTAACATCTATATGTATAGATGGAGTATCCCATTTACTAGGCATACAATCATGTTCAAAAGTACCTGCATTACCACCTTTTAGACCATTAACATAATCTATAAATAAGCTAATGTCTGGACAAGAAGCCCAAGCTACACCTATTCTAGATTTCACTTTATGGATATTTGTGATAACTCTAGATTCATTGATTTTTACAGCATCTAAGTCATAATTATATAAAGACTTAGTAGTACCATTGTCACTAAACGCTAGAATACCTTTTCTAAATATCCTAGCAGTATTGTTAACACCTTTAGGTAGTATTTTAATATTAAATGCTGGATAGTCATTAACTTTAAAATCTACCAATGGTTTAGTTTCAAATGAGAAGTACTCATTGAACTTCACAAACATATCTACAAAATTACCTGTGTACTGAATATAGAATGAAGTATAGTTAGCCAATCCTATAACATTAGATGTTACTAACATTCTAGCATCACCCTCATCTATAGCATTACTATAAATCTCTCTAAATATTGGAAAAGCATCATTCCAATCATTAGATACACCTTCACCCATTTCAGTTGTTAAAGATGTTGTTTCACCATCTATTACTACCACATCAAATTCTTTATCTCTGAATAATCTCTTTTCGGTAGTAAATAATATTTCATTTACACCTGAGAATACTCTGAATTTAATACCTAAGCGTAACAATGCTGTAATAGAATATTTTAATCCACTACCAAAAGCTCCGATAGGCTCATCAGTTTTCTTTACTGAAGCACCCATTAAAGTGAAACCAGCTTTATCTATTTCCCCTCTCGAGGTTATTCTTAAATAGTCATCCATAATGCTTCACGTATTAAGTTATACACTAACAAAATAACACTTACAATAAATAATATTGTAGTGAATATTTGCATAAACCTCATTAATCTATCACCCAAGTTGGGTTTAGATTCAATCTTTTCTTTGATTTTTCTTAAAACCATAATATTTGTTTGTTAATTAATAAATAATATTAGTACCTATAAATGGATTCGAACCATTATCTCCCATTGAGTTAAAAAAAGAAATAAAAATTTATTCTTATGGGGTTTTTCCTAGTTAAACTATATAGGTTACCTGTGTAATTAGTAATAATTACCCAAATATTTTATATAACCCTCTTTTCTCTGCTTCAGCTATTAATCTTGAAGCAGGAATAGGATTATGTGCATTGGCATGCATTTTATTTAAGTACATAGATAATTTAGCACCTTTCTTTAGTCTTATTACAGTACCATTGTACTTAAAACGAACATTTATTCGTTCTACTACAGGTTCTGGTAAGATAACCATGTTCATTGGTACATTTCTAAATTGATCTGTGTTATCGCTAAGGTTTAAATTGACTTGTGCCATGATTTAAAAGGGTTTTTTATAATTAGTTTTTTGTTTCGAGGTGTTTTGTTAAGAAATAGTATATTACCATTCTCATCAACAGATATTATACGTACTCTGAATGTACGTATTCTAGGTTTTTTTATATTTTTCATTTTTTACAATATTTAAAAGTTATATGTTATAAAGTAAAAGTGGTAGCTTTTTAGACTACCACTTCACATCAATAAACAAACTAACTAAATATAGGCTTCTATTGAAATCTTACTGTCTTCCAATAAACCACCATATGCATTTTTAGCATCTTGGATATGCTTTTTTATATCCTTATGCTCAGATGCCCATGGTTTTATTTTTACTTCACCATCAGGATATCTTATTATTATTTTGGTTTTATTTATAACCATAATTACAATTTATATTTTATTCTTGTATCATCTTTAAAATAGAATGTAGCATAAGTATCAAACTCTATAGTTTCAACCTTATCTACAACAGAATGTTTTAAGATACTGTACTTGAATAAATCAAATTCAGCCTTAGTAATAGTATAATCTTGGGTATATATTTTTCTACCTAAGATTTTCTCCAAGCAAGATTTGTTAGGTACTAATGTACTTGGTGTTTTACTTTTATTTATAAGCTTTTGGTTGTAAGCTATAATCATGCCTACAAAAAGTATTATAAAGTAAAATGCATTTATAGTGTTTAGATATTCTACCATGATTTTAAATTTAAAAGGTTATGGATGCAAGTTATTACACTTGCACCCATTAACCATCATCAAACCACCAAAAAAAAGGTCTTTAATCTAACCATCCATGTTTTTCACCTAAGTACACCACAACAAATGCTGTTACTATTACACCTAGTATAAATAGTAACAAATTTATTAATAGCTCAAACATTAGTTATTGCAAATTTTAAACTCTTTGAGTTCAGTTTCTAAATTCTCAATAGTTTTATTGAGTTTTGATATCTCTGCCTTTAAATCAGATATCTGTATTTCCTGAATTAATATAATTAAAACAGGTTTCATTTTTTCTGGAATATTAACCAGAAATTCAGCAAGATTACCTTCTTGCCCTTTACTGTGTTTATTGTCCTTGTCACACATTTTTTATAAATATTTAAAGTTTGTTTACTGACTAAATATAGTTTCGACCTGTCTCATCAGAGTAAATTTTAACGTCTCCAGGTTGACGATTAAAATCTCCTGCATGTGATTATACAGGAGATTTAATTATTTATTTATATGGTCTAAAACATTCTATACTATTAGTATATTTTACACCATTTACTTCAAATTCTATTTGTTTGTTGTTTTCAACACCACACATTTTCCAATCTTTTTTATCTATTTGGATTTTAAATAAATCTGAATAGTTTTTATTTCTTGGTTTTAAATATGATAGATCATCCATTATTATAGATGATGTATTGAAAATTTCTTTGATAGATTCTTCGTCTAAAAGACGGCTCAAAGATGATCTTGCAGAATTGCTCCCAATCCACAATGCTCTTGTGTACTCTAGTGTGTTCATTTATTTATTTTTGTTTGACTTAAATGCACAAATATCGTTTAAGTACAATTTATTATTGTACATAAACTTCAACATAGCTGATTTATTATTGTACTCTACAGGTACAACCTCAACATGCTTTGGTACTTCATTTACTTTAGTACCATGGTTATTTAATAAATAGATATTATCATCCATTATTACATTATTACCAAAATCAAATAGTTCTTCTATTTTGAATTGAACCATTATTCTATCTCTATTGATAATGTTATTATTCCAAGCATGTCTAGCTAATTTATTTATCATTGATTTAAAGTATTTTAGGGATTACATCTTTGTTTAGATATAATCCCTGGATTATTATTCAGATTTGTAATTTACTGTAAGAATCAAAGATATAATCATTGCTATTACTAGCAAAATTAATCTACCTACAATAAAGAAATTCATTGGGTTTTCCCAATACACTAGAGCAAATAAGCTCAATAGTGTTCCATAAATTAATATTGTTAAAATAACCCATGCGAAAAATCCTAATATGTCTTTCATGTTTGTTTGTTTATTTAAATAAGTTCTTTAATTCGTTTAATATTTGTACTAATAATGATTCATTTTTTACAATGTACCATTTTCCAAAACACTCATCTATTTCAGATTGTGTTAATATTGTACTGCACTTTAAGTATAATACTTTTGGTGCAACAAGATTATATTCAATCATGTTTAGTATTAAATCTATATTTTTCATTTTATAGCAGTTTTATTTTTTAATTTGTAAATCTTTATAGATAGTTTATCTATTTCACGATTTAATTGAGTTATTTCAGTTCTTTGCTTAGAATTTAATATATATAAATCCTTAACGTAATCTTTATATAAATACATCCTACGCATTGATTCTTTAGTCAATGGTATAACCTTATCCAATTTGCATTGTAATGTTTGAGATTTAAGTTTATACCTATCCTTGATAGTATTTAAACTATCTAGTTGAGTACTAAAATCTTTTTTTTGGTTATATATTACGTACTCTAAAGAATCAATCGATTCGGTTAAATAAAACTTATCCACGTTTACAGCATCATAGGCTTTACGCAGTTCTATATAGTCTTTCTTTAAGTCTACTAATGATTGCTCTTTTTCAATCAAAGTATTTAAAGTAGATACAGTAAAGAAAGTTAAACCTACTACTAGCATCAGTAGTAGTAAGTTCATTAATTTAGTATTTATCATGGCTATTTATTTATGTATGTGTGTGTGTTTATTTTAATTTGTAGTCAGTTTTATAACTTGACTAGGTTATGGCATTATAGGCGTTGCATATCTTTTATATACTCCTCAGCCTCTTCGAAGGAGTCAAATTCTGCCTCCAACCAAGACATTGTCCTGGTTGTATCTACATCCGTTGTAGATACATAATACACTGTTTCGGACATTCTCTGTCCGTTTACGTTCTGCACATCTTCGTGTGCGTAAACGTAATATTTATTTTCTTCCATTTTGATATTTATTTAATTGTTTATTTTATTATATGAATATATTATACTCGGATGCATATTAACACGAGTTGTACATTGATACTATATAGTATTTCGTCTAGTCTCTTCAGAATGTATTTTATAGTCTCCTAGCTGACTGTTTAGTGGTTTCAAGATGTTAAAAAAATGGTGTGGATTTAACTAATTGTTATATTTATAACATTTTGTTAATTGTTGTTTATAGCAATTGTAGAATTATTTGAATTAGGTTTTTAGCGTTTAAGTGGTTTTTTGAGCAAAAAAAATGCACTACATCCGTAGATGTAATGCATTGTATTACAGTGAGTTATTCATCATCTGCTTCAACTTTTGCCTCAACCTTTTTCTTAGGCTTTGCAGTTCCAAAAGCTCGCTCAATAGCAAGTTCTTTCATTTTGCGTATTCTTTTACGCATAAGTTTAACAATCTTTTTGTCAGATTCTACAAACCAACTTTCGTTTCGCCTTCTTCAACCCAAGTACCATTTAAAAATACCATTTGGTCTTTAAAGATTTTCTTAATGTCTTTCATAGATTTAATATCAAAATCCTCTAATTGGTCACTAAAGAACTTGATGTTGTAGTTTACGTCTTTGTGGCTAGTTAATTTAACCTTGATGTATGCTAGTTCTTCACCTAATACATTGAAAAATGCATTATCCTCTAAGATAATCTTAGAGCCTTCGCCTTCTTCATTGTAAAACTTTACGATACGTACATTGTCTACGATAATTGCAATCTTATCCATCTTATTTAATTGTTTATTTATTATACTACCTCATAAACGTTTAACCTTATAGGGAGGTAGTAAACCTACTTGGCAAAATATTATAGGGTCTTTATTAATAATAACCGAAAAAGCGTATAAACATATTCCAAAACTACATGTAGGAATAGTACTACATGTACTACTATTATAGTACTATACTAGTGTACTACTAATAAGGTTAAATTAAACGGTTAGGTTAGATTATAGACAAAGGTTTACAAAGGGTGTACAGGTTATCTAAATTTGTATAATAGTTTAAGTGGAGAAATTAGGATGACCTGTACAGCTTAAACAACTAAATAGCAACCACTTATAAAATAGGAGTGTTAAAATGCACAAAAAAGGATTTATTATTTTGTATAGCTGAATAATATATATATATTTGGTATTGATATGGGAGCAAAAGGGTATAAAATATTAGAGAACACCTCATCGTATTTACGAACAGACTTACGTATGGAGGACTTGGATGTATATGGTATGTTAGATTATACTGTACAAGAGGTTGAATCGTTATCTCATGGTTTCAAGGAGGAAGTATATGCTAGTACTAACGTGGGGGGTTTTATAGTACCCTACATGGGATATATGTACACACCTAGTTCTTATATAGATTTATCGGGTGTAGTGAGTAAGGTTGTACGAGATTTATGTTATTTGAATCCTTTAGTATTGAGGAGTATAATAGATGAGACATCAATAGGGTTAGGGTTACGTAGGAATCTATCTGATTATATAGTAACCAAGGTACATAAGTATAGGACAGACATCAGCACCGGGTTTATATTAAAGTTGATAAACAATTCATTATTGGACTTAGTAGTAAATGGTTTATCTAGTCCTACATATCCAACAAAGGTTTATATAATTTACAGCAGGTATACTGATTTAACATCTAGTGACAGGCGCTCATTGAGTAAGCGATATAGGAGTACTGTATTAACAACGGTTTTAGGTACTGTGTTAAGTGTAGGTATATCCACAGCTTTAGAATATGAGCATAGGTTAAGGAAGATAGACCGTGTAGTAGTACTAAGGAATATAAAGAATATGGGTTTAGGGTTAACGTTGAATGATTACAAGTACAACAAATCTATTTTAGCTGAGGACAAGTCTATATTACGAGTAGAGAATAGTTTCAGGAAATTCAAGACTGACAAGAGTACAGAGAAGTATGAGAGTTTCAAGGAGTTATTGGATAGTTCTGTGGAGGAGTACAGCAATGCTGAATTATCGAGGTTATTGAAAGTTAGCAGGAGTACTATATTGGATTACCACAAGTACTACATAGAAGATTTAGAAATATTAATTAACAACAAACAATAAGTTATGGAGACTGTAAAAGAAGAAAAGCAGAAGTCTAAAGAGAGTGGTGGTGATAAAAAGTCATTAAAGGTATTAGATGGTAAAAATGTATCGTCTGGGAAATCTGTAAGTAGGGATGCTAAATCCACTGGAGATGTAAAGTCCATCAATGTAAAGTCCATTAATGAGAAGAATATCGATTTACATATTAGATTGATAGATGATTACTTACAGAAATTCGGTAGTGCTACATTCAGGAATTTAGAATTACCTGTGAATGTTATCCAGCGAATAAACAACAATCTCGTGGTGCTGAATAAAGCTTACGAAAAGTACAAGAAGAAGTTACCAAACTTGAGTACTCAAATGGATATTCAGAAGTATGTTGCTATACTATTGCAGAAGTACAACAAACCTAATCCTAGTTTAAGGGATATCCAGGAGTACATGAAATCAACTATTAGTGAATCTGATGGTAAGGAGGATGCTGAGATAGTACAAATATCTAAGGATTTATTGGTACTAGATAAGTACATAGATGCTGTAAATGCTATAAATGCTGAAGATAAGGACAATGTATATCCAGTAAAATTCCAAAGGATATTCATGCATGAGTACGATAAGCTTACTATGAACATGTATGAATTACTAAGTATCTTCGGATAGTTGTAGAAGTAAAAAAATTATAAAAAAAGAAACCCTCTATTATGTATTAGTAGAGGGTTTTTTGATACTTTGAATTTGTATGAAACCATCACGTTCTTGAATTAGCATATAGTCTACATGAGATTTCCAGCCTTGCTCAAATATAATTCGAGCTATACTTTTGGGTATATCTTTAAGGATAGTATGTTCATACTCCTTATAGAAATCATTAAAATCACTTTGCGAAGAATCTAACATAACTAGCGTAATCTTTAAATTCATGAATCTTTTCAGTTATAGTGTAGGCAGATCTACCAACTTTAATGAGGTACTCTTCATCAACTAACTTTTTTAATGCACGTTGTATAGTAGATATACTTATAGGGAGTACATTAGCTAGGCTAGTTTGATCTAATTTAAGCTTATTGTTTTGAGGGTATGAACTCATAGCGGTATTGTAGATATGCTCTAGAAGTATAGCTGCATTAAAACCCAATACTTTAGCTGCATCTGTGCTTATATAAACTTTCATAATGACTAATTTTGATGTAAAAATAATAAAAATTATGTCAATATGCTGTAATTTTAATTAAATTTGTATGTATAAGCTATAAAGTAGTATATAAGATGGTAGTAAAAGTGCGAGGTACTAAGATGTACACTAGGAAATACATAGAAGTAATAGGTACTATATATGGGATATCTGGCCGTGAGTTAGATGTTGTCCATGTATTTGTATTATCACACATAGAGAAAGACAGGTTAAGGTCTAAGTTATTGAAAGCTAATGAGGACATATCAGATACTGAAGATAAGCTAGATGTACCAAGTATATCTAGTATGGTAAAAGACCCTGACAACATCAAAAAACTGCGAGAATCGATACATATGAGTGTACCTGTATTCAGGAATTATGTATCAGTAATAAAGAAGAAGGGATTCTTTTTAAATGGTGGTGCATTGAATAAAGATTTCATACCTAGTGATACTGAGACAACAATAAAAATAATAAACACAAATGTCTAGATTAGCGAAAAAACCTTTAAAGGAGGCCGAGCAGGAGATTATGGATAAGTATGGTATAACTCGTAAAGAGATATATACAATACTTAAAGCTGACATGGCTTTCAAGGGATGTTTAGCGGAGCATTTGGATATAGATTCATTTGATTTATACAGGGATAACAAGTACTTCATAAGGTTGTTTCATGGGTTAGCCAGGTTGGCTATAAAGCCTATTACAGTTTGGGAGAATTTGTATAAGAACAACCATATCACTAAGGAAACATATGAGGAGGGGTTAGAGTACTCTAAAAAGAATTATACTACTTTCTCGGAGCATTATATAAAAGGTAATCCTATGTGTACTACTACCGAGAAGAAGGGTATAAAGTTAAAGCCTTACTTCAGGAAAGATTCTCATATGTATAACAAGTCTTATAAGCACAGCAAATCTGAAATGCATAAAATTATATATAAATTAAAACATAAGGAAAAATGAGTAAATCTGAAAAAATGCCTAAAGGAGTAATAAAGATGAGTAAGTCTATATTAAATTCAGGACAAGTAAAAGAAACAGCCAAAACCTATGTTAAGGGGTACTATGGTACAAATGCTATTGTACCAAATATAACTTTACTAGGATCTTCGATTTTGGTTAGTACACACAATGAGCCTAGTAAGATTCTATCTAATCCTTTGATGAGTACTAAACAAGTAGTCGTAGCTGTAGGAGATTATGTTACAGGTGTGAAAGTTGGTGATTGGGTTGAAATAGATCCTGAGAAATTCCCAAAAACTTCAAAGCCTGGTCCACATGATTTAGGCAATGTTATAAAGGTACACCCACCTATAGAGGATATAGATGATGAGAAGTATTTATTAGTAAGTACTAATCACATTAAGTATATTTATAAATCTAAAATACTATAGTAAGATGATTATAACCTTGGATGAAAATAACGAGATAATACTCACAGAGCAAGCTATGATGATAGAGAAATTCAGAAAACTCTATGAGCGTACTGCACCTGATATGGTACCAAGTGTATTTGGTGTTATTTACTTTATGTACAGTTTTGATTCTAAGTTCCGTAGGCTTATAGATGATAAGAAGGAGAGGTATAAAGCTGTAAAGAATTTCATTTACAAGGGTAATGATATTAAGATAGATAGATATTTCAGGGAGGCATCTGAGTTATTCGAAGAGATATATTCTGAGAGTAGCATGGATGCTTACTTTGTACTATTAGAGAATTTGAACAAGTTGAAAGAATATGCTAGAGCTATGGTACTAAGATACCCTCCAGAAATTTTGGGTGATAAGGAAGCTATGCAAGAGTACAATGTTGTAGACTATAAAGAATTTTCAAGTATAAATGAGCAGATACCTAAAACAGAACAATTACTAAAAGATTTCGAATTGCGTTTAAAAGATGAGATTCTAGCTAACATATCTGTATATGGTGGTGGTGACGTAGGTTTTTACGAGAATTAAATAATACTTATTATGGAAACTATACAATTAAAATTATCGGACTACAGGAATGAACTAGCCTTAGTGTATAAAGATGCTTTGAAAGATGCTAAGAACCAAGCTAATATCACACCATTTGGGTATACATATCTAATATCTTTTGACATGAAAACTGTTATGGAAAATACTGTAAAGCGGTCGAATCCAGATTTAGGTGAGCCTTTAAATGGTGTTGATATACAAGGTAGAGCTGTAGCTTTTGTACTAGCTTCCACAAAACGTTCTATGCAATCTCTATATCCACAAATAGAGGAATGTATCGATAATAATGAAACAGTTATATTCGGAGACTTGTGTTAGAAACTAATAAGATATTATACCCCACGAATGAATATCAGACACCTATAGATGAAATATTGAAGTCTAAGGTATCTGAGAAAGTCTTTGCTGATTTAATAGATTTTATACAAAACGTTAAATGGGTTGAAAGACTTGTTGCACCTGACAGGAAGTATGCCAGGGATTTACCTAGAGATGCTAAGGGTAGGTTGATAGTAGATTTAGAGCATCCTCATGTACTTGAAAACATGAGTTACTTTACAAAAAGCCGAGATACCTTTTTAAAGAATGGTGTTTATACATTTGCCAAGCCATCCAGAAGTCCTAAATCGGAGTTCAAGAAATTCTGGGATGAGGAGAAACGTAGATCTATAGAGGGATATGTTAGGCCTATTGATGGTGAGTGGATAAGTGGTTACAACTATTGGTACTGGAATTACACTCAAATACCGTTAACTAAGAGGGTTGATAATGATGAGGAGTTAAAAGAGATAGAGGCCTTAAACAAGATACATTCACATAGAGCAGATAGGATAGACAGTTTTCCAGATATTTGGGAAGCTGATTATTTTTGGTTTCACTACATAGAGCAAGCTGAAAATAGTGGTGAGTACGCAAGTCTTTTAAAGTCCAGAGGTGTTGGAGCTTCATTAAAGGCGGCTTCAATGGCACATAGGAATGGGTTCTTAATAAAGAAATCCAAGACTTATTTATTTGCTGCTTTAGATGAGTACCTGTACACTGATGGATTAATGAACAAGGTACTAGATTCCGAAGGGTTTATACAAGACAACACAGCTTATAAGAAACGTAAACTTAAAGGTACTGTAGATGGCATAAAATTCGGATTCAAAGATAAATCCAAGAACAATGCACTTAGTGGATATCTAAGTGAGATAAACCCTGTAAACGTAAAGAATCCTAATGCAGCGAGGGGTAAACGTGGTAAGTTGGTAATACATGAGGAAGCTGGTTCTGACAAGCATATCCTACGATCTTGGGATATAACTCACAAGTCATTGAATGACCGTGGTAACGTTTTCGGATTGCAGATGGCTATGGGTACTGGTGGAGACAAGAACTCTGATTTTCATGGCTTAAATACTTTACACTATAGTCCAAAAGGTTTCCATATAAAGTCTGTAAACAATATCTTTGATAGAAGAGGTACAGGTAAAACTGGTTGGTTTATTGGTGAATACATGAATAGACCTGGCAGGTATAATAAAGATGGTGTCAATGATATAGTAAGGTCATTGGTGGATATCTTCATTGAGCGTGAGATTATCTCAACAGAAATTGAAGATGCTGATGTACTAGCACAGAAGAAAGCTGAGAGTGCTATCACACCTTTAGAGGCTATGGTAACACAAGGTTCATCACCATTCCCATTAGATTTAACTAGAGAGAGGGTAGCTACTATAACAGGCGAGTACGAAACTATAAGTGAGAATTTACACGTTGTGTATCCTGTAATGAAAGGTGGCCATGTACAATATTTTTACAATGGTGTATTTCCGATAACAGAATTTCCATATACAGGTAATCAAGCTAATACTGCTGGATTGGTACTAAAATACTTACCACCATCTAGTGAACCTCCAATATACAGGTATGGTATAGGTGTAGACACTTTAGATGATGATGATGCTGAATCTGAAGGTAAATCTCTATTTGCTTGGATGTTAATGGATTTCTGGAAAGATGAGATAATAGGGTGGTACATAGGTAGGAGAGATATTGTAGCTGAAGATTATGATATAGTACTAATGGTGGCAACTTCATTCAATGCTGTGATAAATTATGAGAACAACTTAAAGGGTTTATATGGTCATTTCAAAAATCGTGGTGCTTTACATTTATTGTATGACACACCAACTATCCTAGAAGAGAAATCATTAATAAATAAAAGATATACAGTAGGTAATAAGTCTAAAGGTACTAGAGCTAACAAAGCTATTAATGCTTGGGGTAGGCGATTACAAGCAGATTATATGCGTAAGATGAATACGTATTATAATGTGCAGGGTATAGATTTAATAGATGATATAGAATATATGCGTGAAGTACTCCATTGGCAGTCAAATGGAAACTATGATAAAGTATCTAGTGGTAATTTATTATTCATACTTCGTGAAGATTTAAAAATATTGAATGGTGATATAGATTTTGATGATGATGCAAATACTAAGCAAGCTGATGATTTTGATGATGAGTTTTTTGCAGAGGATGAGTTATTAAATAAATTTGGCGTAAATTTGAATAGTCAAATTGCATTAGATTTGCAAACAAATGATGAAGAATTATTATAAAATATTGAAGCATGTATGATTTAAGCGCAACTAACATAAGTTTCAAACTACCAGCAAGATCAAAAATAAAGGATTGGGTTAAAGATATAGCAAACTTTGCAGCAGGTAATATGTCTGTACACAATTCCGAGCATATCAGAGCCAGGGTATTAGATATGAAACTTAATTACAACTTGTACGATGGTATCATAAACCCTAGTGATTTTGTACACATGGTAAACCCTTTAGAGTTAAAAACTATTGATGCTACACGAGAATTACATCACTATCCTATTGCTGCACCAATCATAGATTTATTAGTGGGTGAAGAGATTGATAGACCTTATGAACCTTTGGTTGAGATTATAAATGATGTAGGGATTGAGGATAAGCGAAAACGCAAGGAGGATTATGTGAACGCTAGACTACAGGCATTAGAATCTACTTTTGAGGGTACTGATGAAGAGTTACAAGTTGAAGTAGAAAAGCTATCGAGACAATTGAAATTTGAGTACAAGGATGCTAAGGAGATAAAAGCTACCGCATTGTACCAACATTATGCAAAATCTTTATATATCAATGATGGTTTTATAGAAGGTTTTAGGGGTGTGTGGTTAGCTGCCGAAGAAGCTTATGCTGTAGATATAGTTAATAATGATGTCACATTTGAAGTACTAGACCCAACAAAATTGCGCTACTGGGGTAGAAGAAATTCTCAAAGAATAGAAGATTCAGATATCATATCGTATGAAAGTCATTTATCACCTGGTACTCTAATTGACATGTATGGTGACGAATTGAAGAGGGATGATGTAGATAGGATTCTTGAAGGTAATCTAACATCAGATACCACTTACGATAGTGGATTAGTTACAGATGGTCAGTTTATACCTTATCAATATGGTGAGAACGAATTTGGTACAGGCGTAATAGATTTGGATGGTAATATAAGGCATTTAAGAATAAGATGGAAAGCTTATGTAAAGTTAAACAAGATTAAATATCAAGACCCTACAACTGGTGAAGAGCAAATAAAAATCAGGCCTAGAGATTATAAATTGCAGAATGGTGAAATGAATATAGGTATAACATGGTCATATCAATGGTGGATATGTACTCTAATAGGTGTAGATATAATAGTAGATGCTAAACCGCAACCAATATTTCAAAAATCCTCACCGGGTATATCTGAAGGTCATCCTGGTATAGTAGGTGAGATATATAATATTAATAACAGGATAGCTATTCCTGCAATGACAAAGATGCGAGCTCAACAATATATGTATGATGTAATCATGGATAATATTATAGTAGCGATGTCTAAAAATATAGGTCCTATCTTAGATATGGATTTATCTAGAAAGCCTGATAACTGGGATGTTAAAAAGTGGCTTTCTTTCATATACAAATACAACTTCAAGTTCAAAGATAATTTCAGAGAGATTAAGAAAGGTGCTTCAAAAGGACAGATTGCAGGTAATATGCAAACAGGTAGAGATGAGGTACAAAATCTAGATTTCGGTAATTACATACAACAATTAATAAACCTTGCAGAATATATGCGTAAGAGTGTACCTGAAAGTATAGGTATTACTCCACAACGTTTAGGTGATGTAGGTACTCGTGAGACTGTAGGCGGTGTCGAAAGGGCTACATCTCAATCTTCCCATGTAACAGAATGGTACTCATATAAACATGAAAGTGTTAAGAATCGTGTAGGCGATTTACTTATAAGTGCTGCTGTACGTGCTTTAGAGGATAACCCTCGAAAGATGACTACCATAGTAAATTCTAATGTTGAGAGGTACTTAACAATAGTGAAAGATGATTTCGAAAATCTAGAGTTGGGTATTAGAGTAACTGATTCTAACAAAGCACATGAATTTGATAATGTACTAAATCAAGTTGCTCATGCATATATGCAAAACGGTGGAGACTTTGCTTTTGTATTTGATGTACTATTCTCTAAGTCTATGGCAGAGAAACGTAGATTGATAGAGCAGATGGAAGCAGACCGTAAGAAAGAAGCTCAGGAAACTGCACAGAGAGAGCAACAAGCTGTACAACAACAGATAGAAGCTGATGCAGCAACTAAAGACAAGGATAGAGATTTCGAAAAATATAAAGTAGATCTTGAAGCTGAGGTGAAATTGAAAATTAAGGAAATGGATGCTTTAGTAGATATGGCAGACATTGATCAAAAGAATGATAAAACTATTGCAGACTTACGAAAAGAGATTGCTAAACTTGCTTCATTCATGGATACTGAAGCTGACAAAGTTAAATTAAAGTCCAGAGAATTAGATATTAAAGAAAAAGATATTGCTGCGAAACAGCAAGTTTCATAGGATTTCTATGAACTTTTTCATTGAAATCTTGTGAACATTAAATATTAATTATAATTTTACATAAGCTATGAAATTAAATTTTACGCCAAATGACGATAATGTTGATTTATCTGATGGCACAGGAAAGATCAATAATCCTAATGATGCAACAACATCGCAAGAATATTGGGATGTACCAAATGAGATTGAAGTAGATGAAAATGGTGTTGTTATACAACAATCACAATCATCATCATCATCATCAAAAGATCCAAATGATTCGACTGATTTACATGATCATCATTACACTGAAGATGAGTTAAATGATATAGTAGAGAAAATCGAATCTGGTGAAAAGAAGTTAGATGACGATGATATTCCTAATGAAGTACAAACAATACTGAGAGAACGTTTATCAGATGAGTTTAAGCAAAACCTAAAATTGTTAGGTGATGATGATGATGACGACGATGATGATAGAATAAATACTGATGAAGGAAGTAACCTTTATATGAATTTAGCTCTAGCTTTAAAAGAGAAAGGAGTTCTTAAATATCTTGGAGATTTAGATGAAGATGAATTAAAGGAGATTAAAACAGAATCTGATTTTGATGATATTTTAGAAAAGGAAGCTATATCTAGAATGGAATCTAAGACTAAAGAGTTATATGAGAAAATGAATGGTGGTGTAGATGTTGCCAAAATGAGACAAATAGACACAGCCATACAACAAATCGACAATGTACAAATAGACAATGTACTAGCTGATGAGGGTATAACTAAAGCTATTATTGTTGGTGCTTACCAAGAGAAAGGTATAGATGCTACCACAGCTGATAGTTTGTATGAAGTACATAAACAGAAAGGTGAGTTGAAATCTGTAGTGACTAAAAGTCTTTTATCTAAGCGAGAGCAGCTTGTGTTGGATAGAGAGAATGTAGTGAAATCTGTAGAGGATAAGAAACGTGCTGAATCTGATGCTCGCAATGACAAGATAAAAGAATTACGAACAAAAATACAATCTGGTACAGCTTTCGGTAAGAAAGTTTCCAAGAGGATTAAAGAGAAGATGCTAGACATAGCAACTAAACCTGCAGGAACAGCAAAAGACGGTACACCGTTAAATGCTATAATGAAGTACCAACAAGAGAATCCTGTAGACTTTGAATTCAATATGATGTACCTATATGCAGTAACAAATGGATTCAAAGACCTAAATACTTTCGACCGTAAAGCCGAAACTAAAGCTTCAAAAGCTATGCGAAATGTTTTCGAGAGTATGAATTTAGTTACAGGTGATGCTATCACCAATAGCAAAAACAATAAGAGTGCGAATAAGTACACCATCGATCCTGATACAATCGATGACTTAGTTTAATAATTAAAATTTATTTAGTATGAAACTACAACCTTATCAGTTTAAGGAGGCCACAGTTACTACAGGATTGGTGACAGACAACCATTTCCGTATAATGTTTGGAAATAAGCCTCAGCTGTTGAAAAAAGGAGTAACAAGATTACTCGCTTCGGCAGGTGTCCGTAACTTGGACACATTATTAGATCAATTCCCTGTTGCTAAAATGGAGGAAGAAGATATTTACACTTGGGAGATCGCAGGTGATGCAGATAGAAACCTACCTTTAGTTTATGCTAAAGAGTATGGTAATTCACAGATAATTACAGGTAGTGGTGGAAATGTCGGTATCAATAAAGACTTAGTTCTTTATTTTGAGGAAGATGATTTCCGTGAAATGCATATGTTGGTTGGTCGTAAAAACGAGATTTACCAACTACGTGTTAAAGAAACTTTTACTGAAGATAATCTACACGCTTGTGTTGTAGAATTGATGGGTAAAAATAAACTTACTGGTATTCCTTCTGTAGAAGTTGTAGGGGGTATTAGATTCTCTAAAGATTTCAGTCCAGTTGAAGATGTTATGTCTACTAAAGGTGGTGAAATCAGTTTTGCTTCTAACTCTAAGGTTGGAAATGAATTCACAACTATTCGTATCGAGCATACAGAGCCTGGTAAGAATATTGGTAAAAAAGTTGCTTCTCCAATTATCATCAAACGAGGTAATGATGAGATTGTAACTACTACTTGGATGCCTGCCGTAGAGTGGGAACTTCAAAAAACTTGGTCTTACGAGAAAGCACACGCTATAGCTTTCGCTCGTTCAAATGCTACTGATGATGGTAGATACTACAACATTGGTAAGAATGGGTACTATATCAAGCAAGGTATGGGATTACGTGAGCAACAAGAAGCTTCAGGAGTGCAGTATTATAATATATTCAGCCTTCGTCAATTCGAAGCTATCCTTTCAGATATTGGTGCAGGTAAATTAGCTCCTTCACAACGTACTATTATGGTTCGTACAGGTGAGATGGGATTGGCACAAGCTTCAAGAGCTATTGCTAATGATGCATCTGGATGGCAAGCATTGGGTGGACTTAACCCTGCAACTTATCGCAAGACTACTTCTGAATGGCACCCTAATGCTTTTGTAGCAGGATTCCAATTTACAGAGTGGATTGCACCTATGGGATATCACGTTAAATTCGAGGTAGACCCTATGTACGATTCTAAGATTCGTAATACTATTATGGCTCCACATTTAGGGCCTGGCGTAGCTGAATCTTATCGTTATGATATCTATTTCATTGGAGATACATCTGAACCTAACATCTATAAAGTTGAACTTTCTAGAGGTGATGATTGGGGGTATGAATCTGGTTTCCGTAACCCTATCACAGGTGAACGTCAAATCATGAACATGTCACATTCTAAGGATAGTGCCACATACACTAGATACGGTTCGTTCTCTGCTGCTATAGTAGATCCAGGTAAGGTAGTAACATACATACCTAATGTACTTCAGTAATAAGTAATTTAAACATAAGCTATAATGAAAACAGAAACAAAACAAAGCGATATTGTAGAATATCGCTTTATACCAAAAAAGGTATATAATGTAGAAAACCCTAACCATATTTTGGGTAGAGGTAGGATGCCAGGAGTAACTGATTCGATATCAGTATTGAGAAGTGAAATGGGATCGTATGTAATCGCTCTTACAAAAACTGAATTAACTAAGATAGAAAAAGAATTATCTTTGAAGCCAGGTACATTAAATGTAAATAATAGATTTAATGAGTATTTAGAGGGTATTGATATAACTATGAATATTGATAAAAGGACATTAGATTTATCTGATCCTTACCAAAGACTATTGGATGGTATTTTACGTGCCTATTCAAATGTTATAGCACCTGACTTAAAGAGTATTAAAAACAGACCTACGTATAGGTATGTTAGAGTACTTGAAGGTGAGGAAACTGATTTAGTTAATGCTGAATTTAATCTTAACAAGAACTTCTATAAAGAGCTTGGTAGGATTGAAGATAACAAGTTTAAGATGTTAATGTACTTATCATCTATCAACGAGAGATTTAGTGCTTCTAAATCAACCGAAGAACTGATAGCTATTGTTAACACTAAGGCTGATTTGAATAAAGAGCAGTTCCTAAGTATTTTGAGTGACCCTGATTTCAATTATAAAGGTATAGTGGGAGTAGGTACTCAAATGGGTGTAATATCTTACAAAGGTAGTATGTACTACTATAAAGATATTAAACTAGGTGATGGTGATAACATTGCTACTTTTGATGAATCCGTGAGGTTTCTGAAAAATAAAAAGAATAAAGATATTTATATGTCTATTCAAAAAGAGATAAACGATGGAATTAACGGAGCTAAATAGTGAATTCGATGTACTTTTTGAGGAACTTAATACCAATGGTAGTAAGGGTTTAGATAAGTATGAAAAATCATTATGTTACTCGTATGCCCAAGAATCAATAATATTCGAGTTAGCTCAAAAGCGATTGACTTCTGAGTTAACTCAATTATTAGTTACAAAGCCTTTAACATTACTGACTACGGTATCAAATCCGTATTCACCATATGGTAAAACGTATTCATATATTGAAGATTCGTTTCAAACTTTAGATTATATCATTAGGGGTACTACTCTAAATGACAATAATTCTACTAATATAGTTGGTGCGAATGTTAGTGAAGATGTGATAACTGATTTATTGAGTAGAGATTATAAATACCCTAATAAAAACATAGCTTATGTTTTGAGGGTACAGAATGGATCGGAAATATTCTCATCTGTCTTTGTACCCTTTAACTTTCAAATAAGCGAAATCTTCATACATTATGTGGAGCAACCTACACCTATCGTACTAGAAAATCTAGATCCTGGAGATTCTATTGATGGTATTGTAGTTGCAACAGAACCTGTATTGGATGATAAATTTAAAGACAAACTTGTAGAAGCTGCTGTTAATTATGCTCAAAGAGTATATGTAGGTATTCCTGATACTAATGCAAATTCTAAATAATGATATAAGACATGGACATTAATGAAAAAGCAAAAGAATTAAGTAGCTATTTCGATGAGGTACTAGGTGAGCCTTTAGTTAAAGGTGCTTCCGAGTATACTAAATCTATATTCATGTCTAAAGCATTAGAAGATTATGTTTTTCAATTGGCTACAAAAGCCACTGATGTTGAATATGTGAAACAATTATTGAAACCTGTAATAAAGCATTACGATTGTGATAGTACTTGTTTTACGCAAATTGATAATACTATTATAATACCTTTTATAACATTCTTGGAAAAGGATTTTATAAAGGTGTTGTTTGAAGAATTGTGGGTTGAGAGAGGATTTAAAATTGAAGTGATACCTGGTAATTACAATGATAGGAAAAGTGAATTGGAGAGTCCATTTACTAAGCCTAACAATAAGATTGCATATAGGTACGAAAGAGAATCATCTTTTGAAATTCATTTTGATGGTACTTATGTACCAAAGCATTATAGATTTATAGTACTTACTAATCCAGAACCAATTATTTTACATAGTATGCCAATAGAAGTTACAATTAAGGGTATGAGATACCAAAATATTCCTAACTTTACAATGGCAGTTTTAAAAGAAGTTGTAAGAATGTCTGTAGACCTTTATAAAAGATCTAGAGTGCAAGGACAACAACCACAGCAATTAACACCTGAACAAGTGGCAGCATTACAACAACAACAACAACAAGGTTAAAAATATTATTAATATATAAAAAATTATTATTATGGGATTATTAAAAGGACCAAACCAGCATATGAAAGTCATAGTGTTGGAAAAATTAACTGTTAATGATAGTTCAAACGCTAGTCCAGAACCAGTACCTACTTTAGGTGCTTTACATGGATATATGTATGAATTGGATGCGGCTACAGGTGATGAAGTATTGCTAAGCGGACCAAAAGCAGAAGGTAATTTTTACATTAAATATACTGATCCTTATGGTAAAACATTAGTAGATTATATAGATAAAGTAAAAAATGTTAGTGGGTTAGTTGCACCTGTTGATGAAGTGTTAAGTCAACACACACTTGATTTTGCATCAGATACTTTTGTGGTAGGTGAAACAGTTATTATACGTTTAGCAGTACCAGCTTACGGTGGTATGATTTCACCTAATGAAGAAGGTTATTTTTATGGCTCATGTGTAGTTGTTGAAGGTATGGCTACAACAGATGTAGTTAAGATGTTACGTGATACATTAGAAAAATCATTATCTAAAGCTCCAGTAGAGTTTGCTTCTATAAGTGCTTGGACTTTAGGTGATGTAAGTTTCGTAGTTACAGCTACTGCACAAGAGTTTGATGTTGAAAGATGGAGTGGATCTACACCCCGTTATTACATTACTTTAATGGAACCTTTAAGTAAAGCTAGAGAATTTGAA